TGAAGGTCTTGACTGTCGCGTCTACGCCTACGCCGCCCTGAAAATTGTGCAGCCAAGTTTCAAACGACTCGCGGTCAAGCTGAAGATGTCTGCACCGCCTACGCCACTGAAACATACCGTCGCCGAAAGCGTCGCCGATGTCGGCGTGAAGCGGCTGGAAGTTCTCACGCCGCCGCCCGAACCCGTTGCGGAAATCCGCCTAGAGGCCCCGTCGCCGCCGGCTGCGCAAACTGCGCCTGTCTTCCGGTCAAGGCGTGTGCTGCAAGCAAAGCCACGCAGGGGGAATTTCGCGACGAAATGGTGAACGAATGGCAGGCATCAAAAATCAGCGAGTACCGGCGACGGCAACGGCTGGCCTGACATTTTTGTTCGATCCGCGCCTTTGCGATTACCCGGCTACGCAGTGGAGCGCAAAGCTGCTGTTACGTGGCCCTGCATCCATCGATCTTGATGCAGCTGATGACGGATCACAAACGTTCACGGTCGATAGCACGACGACTGCGGCGTGGTTAGCTGGGAACTATTGGTACAGCCTACGCGTGCAAAGCGCGACGGAAACTCGCGAAGTCGAAAACGGCCAGATTGAATTTCTGCCTGACTTCGCGAGTCTTCCGGTTGGCTACGACGGCCGAACGCAGAACGAAATCGCGCTTGACGCCATCGTTGCCGTGCTCGCCAAGCGCGCAACGCAAGACCAGCAGCGGTACACCATCGGCGACCGCGAGTTATGGCGCGTGCCTGTCATCGACCTTATCAAGCTGCGTTCGTATTACTCCACCGCTGTTCGAAATGAGCGCGCCGCGAAGTCGGGCATCCGCCGGTTCGGTCGTCCTGTCATCGTGAGGTTCAACTCTTGAGTTTTTGGAACCGCAAGAGCGTCGCACTGCGTAAGGTCGGCGACGAAAATGCAGTGCTGCGCGCCCTAGAAAAAACCTTGTCGCGCGAGGTCGCCGAGAATCCAGCGAAGCCCCGGCGGAATATGGTCGCGCGTTCGCTGTCGGCCATGTTTAAGTCTGCACAGCAAGACCCGAACGATAAATGGACGTCCATATCCATTTCACCGGATATGTTCATATCGCAGATGCAGCCGATTCTGGTCGCACGGTCGCGTGAGCAGTGGTCGAATAATGATTATGTAAGAAGCTTTGTGCGCCTTGCGCGGCAAAACATTGTCGGCGCGACAGGCATCCGTTTGCAGGCGCAGGCAAAGAAGGTTCGCGGAAAGCTCGATAGCGACGCGAATACGTCGCTTGAAGAGGCGTGGTGTCAGTGGGGCAAGGCGGGTAATTGCGAAATGACCGGCGCGCTTTCCTGGCGCGCTGTGCAGGCGCTTTGCGTCGAAACGACCGTGCGAGATGGCGAGTTCATCCTTCGGCTGATCCATGGCCCGGCGGCTGGTCCAAGCGGCTTCGCGCTGCAGATGATCGACCCGCAGCGCTTGATGGTTCGCTATGACAATTACAACGTCAACGGCGGTCGCAACTTCATCCGGCAGGGAATCGAGTTCAACCCTTACGGCCGACCTGTCGCGTATCACTTCAGCTCGACCGACGAAGCCGATGACTACTGGTATTCGTTGAACGGTCGGGGATTCGTCCGCGTACCTGCCGAAGAAATCATTCATCGATTCCGCGTTGAAATGGTTGGCCAGCGTCGCGGCTTGCCCTGGGCATCGACGTCGCTTGCACGCCTGCATCACCTGGCGGGCTTCGAAGACGCGAGCGTTAAAAATGCGCGCGCGACCTCCACGAAAATGGGTTTCATCCAGTACGACACGGGTTTCGGTCCCGAAGCGGATGACGATGTCGATGTGGCATCGACCATCGATGCAGAGCCGCTTTCGTTCCACGAATTGCCCGAAGGCGCAAAGCTTGCCGAGTGGAGCCCGAACTATCCGAGTGGCGAGTTTGCCGTGTTCTGCAAGGCCATGCTGCGTGGCGCGGCGGCGGGTATGGGGGTGCTCTACAACAACCTGGCCGGCGATCTTGAGGGCGTCAACTTTTCCAGTATCCGCCAAGGCACGCTAGACGAGCGCGAGCACTGGAAAGAGCTGCAACAGTGGCTAATCGAATCGCTTGTGACGCCGGTCTATGAGGCATGGCTAAAGGTCGCGCTATTGCAAGGTCACATTGTCGACAAGTCCGGCAAGCCGTACAGCCCGCTCAAGCTAAGCGCGTTCCGTTCGGTCAAATGGCTTGGCCGTCGCTGGGCCTGGATTGACCCGCGCGCCGACGTTGACTCGGCTCTCGCGAGCATACGCGGCGGCCTGGCGTCACCTAGCCAAGTGATTCGCGAATCGGGTCGCGATCCGCAGGAAGTCTTTCGCGAAACGGCGCAAGACATTCAGGACATGGCTGCCGCTGGCATCCCTGAGAAATACATCGAGCTTTTCTTTAACGGCGAGCCCACACCGCCGCCCCCGCCGCAGGCGGCCGACACCCCCGCTTCTGAGGACGCATCCAAGTGAACAAGATCGCAACCCGCCTTGCGGAAATTTCAAAGCGCGGCGGCCTTCGCCGGCTGGCCGATGTCGGCGCCGTCGATATGGCGGCGCGCACCGTCGAAATTTCGTTTTCATCCGAGGCGGCGGAGGTTCCGCGCTGGTTTGGACTAGAAACGCTTTCGCACGCACCGGGCGCTTGCGATCTGTCACGCATGAACGACGGCGCGGCCGTGTTGTGGATGCACGACATGACGGACCAGCGCGGCGTCGTCGAGCCAAGCTCTGCCGTCATCGAGGCTGACCGCGTCGGCCGCTGCCTGGTTCGCTTCAGCCGTAGTCCGGCAGGCGAACAACTGCTGCAGGACGTCAACGACAAGATTATTACGAAAGTATCAGTCGGCTATTTCGTCAACGGCATGCGCCTTGTCGAAACGCGCGCCGATGACGTCGACGTTTATTCGATTACGGCATGGATGCCCTACGAAGTCTCCTTTGTGAGCGTCCCTGCGGATGCCTCTGTTGGCGTCGGCCGCGCGGCGGAAATCGGGCTAGAGGTCGTGGACGAGCCGCCTGTCCAAACTGAGCCCGTCATCGAAAAAACCCAACGAGCCGAGGCCACAAAAAAGATGGACGAAATCGAACGCGCTGCCGCTGTTGCCGCAGCAAACGCAACCGCTGCAGGTGCACAGCAAGGCACCGAGTCCGAGCGTACTCGCTCCAAAACCATTCTCGATATGGGCCGCGAATATCGGCACGTCGATCTTGCTGCGCAGTTTGTGACCGAGGGCAAGTCCGTCGAAGAATTTCAGCGCGCGCTGCTGATTGAGGGTGCCAAGCACGCGAACAAGCCTCTCGATGAACAGGTGCGCTCTGCCGAAATCGGCCTGACCCCTGGCGAAGCGAAAAATTTCAGCTTCTTGCGTGCGGTGCGTGCGCAGTTGCCCGGCGCTTCCGACGTGGATCGCAAGGCGGCGGGTTTCGAACTTGAATGCTCGCGTGCTGCTGAAAAGGCTTACGGGAAGACCGCACGCGGTATCTTGATTCCAGCCGATATCCTGAATCAACGCACGTTCTCGACCACAACCCCAGTGGGCGGTGCCGGTAGCAACATCGTGGCAACCGAGCTGCTTGCCGGTTCGTTTATCGACATGTTGCGTAAACGTGCCTGGGTGATGCGTCGTGCGACCACGATGGGCGGCCTTGTCGGCAATATCGACATCCCGCGCCAGAAGGGTGCAACGACCGCTTACTGGGTGGGTGAGGGTGGCGCACCGGCTGGCAGTGATCCTGCGCTTGACCAGGTCCCGTTCACGCCGAAGACGGTCGCCGCGCTGAACGAAATCACCCGACGTCTGATGATGCAGTCAACGCCGGATGCGGAGACCATGGTTCGGACTGACTTGCTGAAAGTCATGGCGCTGGAAATTGATCGTGCGGCTATCTACGGCTCCGGCACCGCCAATCAGCCGCAAGGTTTGGCGGGAATCAGCGGCATCAATGCCGTGCCGTTTGCGGTGGCCGGTAAGCCTACCTATGCCGAACTGGTGGCCATGGAAACGGCCATCGCATTGGATGATGCCGACGTCGACTCGATGTCGTACTCCTTCAATGCCGGCATTCGTGGCTATGCGAAAACCGCGCTGAAGTTCCCCGACGCGGCCGGCACCGGCACGATTTGGGAGTCGGGAAAGACCGTCAATGGCTACGAAACGAACGTTTCGAATCAGCTAGCGAGCGGTGACACGTTCTTCGGAAACTGGTCCGACCTCGTTGTGGCGATGTGGGGCGGCCTGGATTTAACCGTCGATCCTTACAGCCTGAGCGCTTCCGGCGGCGTCCGCATTGTGGCGTTCCAAGACATCGACATCAACGTGCGTCACGTCGAGTCGTTCTGCTACGGCAAGTAATCGTTTCGCCGGGTAGCAAAAAGCACAGGTAATCAAAAAGGCCGCCAGTCCGGCGGCCTTTTTCAATCAAAGAGGAAACACCGTGGGCCTGAAAACGTACACATTGAAACTGACAAGCGCTCTTGCCATTGGTGGTGACATTCTCCGGCCAGGCGCATTGATCGAAGTCGTCGAGACCGACGCAAAGGACTATCTGCGTCGCGGTAAAGCGGTGGTTGCGGAAATAGAGGATGCATTGGGCTTTGCATCGAAGACGCAGGCCGCTGCAGAAGCCGCTGACAAGGCCGCTGCCGACGAGGCAGCAGAGAACAAGGCCGCCAGTGACAAGGCCGCTGAAGAGCAGGCAGAGGCCGACAAGCTCGCGGCTGTAGACGGTGGCGGCGCGCAGTAGTGCCGATTCCTTCTTTTGATGACCCGCGCCAGTTTCTGCAGGATTTCGATGCGGCATCGCTGTCGTTCAAGCTATCCAGCACAACGGGCGCCGTCATCACAAAAGGGGCTGATGGCCTGCCTTTGCTTGGCATCTTTGATGAAAAATACATCGATGCCAAGCTAGGTGACTACGACATCATTGCAGGCGGTCAACCCCGCCTGCGGTGCATGGCTGAAGACGTCGCGGCACTGAAGAAGCACGACCAGGCCACGATTGAAGGCATCGTTTATTACCTCGACCACGATCCGTTACCGGATGGTCACGGCTACGCGTTCCTGATGCTTTCGCGCGATACCGACGACATCTGATGCTGACGATTGCTGTCGATTCTGGCGGACTCTCGCGCGCCATTCTTGACCTGAAGGCAACGGACCCGCAGGCACGCAAGGCGCTCAATTCGACCATGAACAAGATGGCCGCCTGGGTGCGCACGCGATCCGTTCGCGGGCTCTCGGACACGGTCAAGATTCAGCAAAAAATTCTGCGTGCCCGTGTTCGCACGTACCGCATGCAAGGCAGCATCGGTCAAGCGCAGGTCGATGGGTCGATGAAAGTTTGGTTCGGCTTGAATGCGGTCCCCTGGGCAAAGCTCAATCCGCGCGCAACGCGTAAAGGTGGCGTATCCGCTGCCGGTGGTCGACACGATTCAGAGGCGTTCATTGCCCACTATGGCGGCCGTCCACAGGTGCTTAAGCGCATCGGCAAAGAGCGCGTGCCGTTGATGGTGATGAAAGCTGAAATAGCGCAAGAGTCGGAAAACTACATCGAGCACTTCGTTCTAGCGAGTGCCGAATTCGATAACCAATTTTTGAAGACGTTCGAAAGGGAGCTTAAATGGCGGACATCGACACGTCGCTAGATTTTGACCTGATTCACGCGCAGATCGCTGCGCAGATACAGGCGCAGTATCCGGCATTCAAAACCGTCGAGTTCTATCGCGACGACGAAACGGAAAACATTCCGACGCCTGCCATTCTGATGGAAATGTCAGAGGTCGAGCCGGACCTTACGGAAGACGCAGGAACTGGCCAGCTTCCCGCTTATCTGCGTTTCGAAGCGCGCATCATCATGGGCATTCGCACGCCGGCCGTGAAACGTGCCGTGCGAAAGGCGGCCTGTGCGCTCGCGGGCTGGTTGCATCTGAAAGCCTGGGCGAATGGCGTCAACGCAGGGCCGTGCGAGGTCGTGGCAGTGTCGCCTGACGAATTCGACCCACGCCTAGATAAGTGGGCCGTGTGGCGCGTCGAGTGGCGACAGCAGGTATTTCTCGGCGATAGCGTGTGGGATGGGGAGAACGATGGCACGGTGCCCGAAAGTCAATACAGCTTCGCGCCACGCATCGGCATTCCGTATGCCGATGAATATATTCCGCTCGACGGAAGCGAGCCGTTCCCGGTGCCACTGTGAACAATCATGAATTCGCCACCAGCGAGCACGGCCGGCGCCTGTCGAACATGATCCTTGTAGGCACCGTCAACCAGCTTGACGTAGACAATGCAGTTGTCACGGTCGATGCCGATGACTTAACGACAGACTGGATTCCGTGGCTTGCACGTCGCGCCGGCCCTGATTCTGATTGGTGGGCGCCGGAACCTGGCGAGCAAGTGGTGATTGCTTGCCCGTACGGCGATGCGTCGCAGGGCTTCGTGATCGGTAGCGTGTATCAGAACGCTTACCCCGCGCCTGCCAATGCGGCGACGGTTTGGCGCAAGCAGTTCGCGGACGGCACGTTCATCACGTACGACCGCGCTGCGCACGCGCTGACGGTCGACGCGTCGTCGTCAGGTGGTAGCGTCACGGTGAACTGCGCGACGGCCGACGTAAAGGCGTCTGAGAGTGTCACGCTCGACACGCCGAAGACGCATTGCACCGGCGACCTTATCGTGGACGGCAACACAGAATTGAATGGCAATACAGACGTCAAAGGCTCGACGACAGTCAAGGCCATCACGTCAAACGGCACCGACATAAGCAGCGCGCATTATCACGGTAACGGCAACGGCGGACAGCCGACGACGCCGCCCATCGGCTAAACGGAAATTGGGCTAGAGGCTGCGCAATGCAGCCTCTTCGATCATTCATCAATGATCGGCACAAACGACCAGACAGGGCAGGCGCTTGGCGGGCGCGACCACTGCGCGCAGAGCGTCCGCAAAATTTTGCAGACGCCGAAGGGTACGCGCGTTATGCGCCGCACCTTCGGCAGCGACCTTTACGCGCTTGCAGATCGGCCCATGAATACGTCGACGCGCATGGACTTGATGCATGCGACCGCCGAAGCGCTGACCCTGTGGGAACCCCGTTTTAAGCTGACGAATTTTGCCTGCAGCGTCAACACGAATGGCGAAGTCGTGGTGGATGTGACCGGCAATTACCTGCCTGACGGCAAGCCGTTGCAAGTCAATGGCATCGTGGTGAATAGCTGATGGCTGACGGATACACGCCTGTCAATCTAAGCCTTGTGCCGGCGCCTGACGTCGTCGAGCAATTCGACTTCGAAACGATTGTGGCCGAGATGCTTGCAGACATGCAGGCGCTTTCCCGATTTCAGCGCGCTGGTCGAATCCGATCCGGCATACATCATTCTTCAGGTTGCTGCTTATCGCGAAGTGCTCCTGCGTCAGCGATGCAACGAAGCGGCCAAGGCCGTCATGCTCGCTTACGCGCAGAAAGGCGACCTGGATAACCTGGGCGCGCTGTTCGGCGTGAAGCGCCTGACGCTGACACCCGCCGACCCGGTGCTGCAGATTCCGGCCGTCATGGAAACGGACGACGCCTACCGTTATCGCATCACGCTTTCGCCATCGGGATACAGCGTTGCCGGTCCCGAAGATGCCTATGTTTTCCATGCATTAAGCGCCGATCCCGCCGTGCTCGATGCGAGCGCGACCAGCCCGACCCCTGGTTCCGTCGTCGTGACGGTCCTGTCCACGGCTGGCAATGGCACGGCAAGCGCTGATTTGCTCGCCACCGTGAATGCGGCGGTCAGTGCGGACACTACCCGGCCGCTGACGGATAACGTCACGGTTCAAAGCGCCCAGATCGTCAATTACCAGATCGCCGGTACGCGCTACACGTTCGCAGGCCCTGATAGTGACGTGGTGCTCGCGGCCTCCGATGCGAGCCTGCAGGCGTACATCACGGCGTGCCACAAGCTCGGCCTCGATGTCACGTTCAGCGGTTTGTGCGGCGCGATCATGGTGCAGGGCATGCAGCGGGTCGACCTCACGACACCGTCAGCGAACATTGTCATCAATCGCACGCAAGCGTCGTTTTGCACCGGAATAAATCTGGCGTATGGCGGCGTCGATGAATGACGCCAGTCTGCTACCGCCGAATGCGACGCCGCTAGAAATTACCCTTGAAAGTGTGACGGCGCGAGTTGGCGACGTGCCGACGCCGCTGCGCGATTTGTGGAGCGCGCAAAACTGCCCTGAAAACTTGTTGCCTTGGCTCGCCTGGGCGCTCGGCATCGACGCATGGAAAAGCTACTGGCCGTTAGAGGTCAAGCGCGCGCGTGTAGCGACCGCCATCAACATCGCCAGGCAGAAAGGCACAGCGCAAAGCGTACGCGATGTCGTGGCGGCGTTTGGCGGCGCAGTGGATCTGCGCGAGTGGTTCCAGCAGTCGCCACCGGGTGACCCGTACACCTTCGACATGACGCTAACGGTCAACGGCCGGGGCGGCGAAGAGGCCACCAGTGATTACGTCGACGACGTGATTGCGGAAGTCGAACGAACCATGCCGGTTCGATGCCACTACACGTTCACGCAGGGCAGCGCCTTTGCTTCGCAGATAGGCATCGCGTGTGTCGCGCGCCCTGTCGTTTACATCGACCTTTCATTCTATGCACAGGCCGCACAATGAGCTTGACTCTTACCGTAACA